AATGCCGTTGTAAAGGAGGGATTCAAGATGTATGAGTCAGAAGACAGGATGGTATCTCATCCGGATCATTATATTTCAGAAACGGGTATGGAAGTTATTGATGTGATTGAAGCTTTCACCTTTGATTTAAAAGGAATTGAGGCTGCCGATACCGCGAATATCATCAAATATGCCTGCCGTTGGAAGAAGAAAAACGGAATCCAGGATTTGGAGAAAATTCTTTGGTACACGCAGCATCTGATTGACCATTTAAAGAAAACAGAAAAAGTAGAAGAGGAGAACAAATAACCATGAAAAAAACAGAGATTGTAAAGAGCATGAATGGTTTTCTTAGCAAGACCGGTTTCCAGTTAAAAAAACATAGTCCGGAGATTCTCGTCGTGGCCGGCGTTATTGGCGTGGTTACAAGTGCTGTTATGGCTTGTAAAGCGACAACAAAAGTGGACAAGATTGTGGAAAACACTAAGAACGATATCGACAAGGTACATACAGCGACAGCGACAGGTGTTACCGAAGCCGGGGAGTCTTACTCCGTTGAAGATTCAAAAAAGGATCTCACTCTTATTTATGTCCAGACCGGAGTAAAATTTGCTAAACTGTATGGACCCTCGGTTGTACTTGGCGCATTGTCGATTACCAGTATTTTGGCATCTAACAACATTCTTCGCAAGAGAAATGTGGCTCTGGGAGCAGCTTATGCGGCTATCGATAAGGGATTCAAAGAGTATCGCAGTCGTGTTATCGAGAGGTTTGGTGAAGAGGTTGACCGTGAATTGAAATATAATCTCAAAGCCAAAAAGTTTGACGAAACGATTATCGATGAGGAGACTGGAAAAGAGAAGAAAGTTAAGAAGAACGGATTTGTGGTAAGTCCGGCGGATATCAGCGGTTATGCCAGATTCTTTGAAAAGTACACGCAGGATGAAGATGGGAATTCCATTCTGAATCCTCACTGGGAAAGCAATAATGAATATAATCTGATGTTCATCAAAGCTCAGGAGCGTTATGCGAACGATCTGCTGAAAGCGAAGAAGCGTGTATTTCTGAATGAGGTTTATGAGATGCTCGGACTTCCGAGAACAAAAGCTGGTCAGATTGTGGGATGGGTTTACGATCCGGAAAATTCCAAGGGCGATAATTACATTGACTTCGGCCTGTATTCTGATAATCTGAGCTATTCGGATTATGTCAATGGATTTGATCAGGCAATCCTTCTGGATTTCAATGTCGATGGAAACATCTGGGATTTGATGTGAAAAAATATAACTATCCCTAGGAGTTACTGTAATTCTTAGGGATAGCTTTTTATTTGGGAGGAATTTATGCGCAGGTTAATCAAAGTAATAACGGTTCCGATATTGTGCGGTATCATGATAGCATCTTCATTCTTTGTATCTGAATTCCGCTCAGAAGGGGAAGACGTTGTAGCAATACCTAGGGCAAGCATTGTCGAAAAGACAGAACCGATTATTACGGTTTCGCAAGAGGAATCCATTCCAATTGCCACTGAGAAAATGGGGAGATCAGAAGAAGCTATACCAAAAATGTCGAGAGAAGATGTAGAGTTAATCGCCCTGGTTACTATGGCTGAAGCAGAAGGTGAATGCGAAGAAGGGAAGCGGCTTGTTATCGATACCATATTGAATCGGGTAGATTCTGAACACTTTCCTGATACAGTATATGAGGTGATTTACCAGCCGAATCAATTTTCATCTATGTGGAATGGCCGAGTAGACAGGTGTGAAGTACGCGAGGATATTTGTGACCTTGTCTACGAGGAACTGGAGTCAAGGAGAAATTATGATGTTGTATTCTTTACAGCGGGAGAATACAGCGCATATGGCGTTCCAATGTTTCAAGTTGAAAATCATTATTTTTCAAAGTATGAGTGAAGAAAGGAGAATCATTATGCGTAATCTTTTAGCATTTGTGTCTTATACATTAGCGGCTATGTCGGGTATCTGTTTCGTTGGTGGGATTGCAATTCTGTCAACGGGAAAGGAGCACTGATATGGACGGACTGGAAAATGTGATATCGGTACTGGACTACGTTCTGGACACTAAGAGAAAAAGACATATTATGGGAGGCATTCTGTTGAGTGTCTCCTTCCTTTTTGGCGGTTTGGCAATAACCGTAATGACAATCAGGAATGAGGAGGAAGAGGATGAGCAGTAAAGGATTGACTTTCCTTGCTTTTATTGCTGGAGCGGGAATTGGTTCTGTATGTACATGGCAACTGCTGAAACGAAAATATGAGCTGATTGCTCAAGAAGAAATCGACTCTGTAAAAGCAGCTTATGCCGAAAGGAAAATCGTAGAGGAAGCGGGAAAGAGTTTTGTGGAAGGTTTTCGAGATGGCCTTAAAGTAGCAGAAGATAGAACTTCGAAGGATGAAGATGACATGGATTTCAAAAAGTACGCATCTATCATTCAGAAAGAGGGCTATACGGATTATTCCAAAACGGTTGAGGAAAAGAAAGGAGCGGCGTTTGTGGAAAAACCTTATGTCATCTCGCCAGAGGAATTTGGCGAATTTGAAGAGTATGAAAAAATCAGCCTCACTTACTATGCAGACGAAGTTCTGGCTGATGAGAATGATGAAGAGGTAGACGATGTGGATGAAATTGTTGGTAAGGAATCTCTGAACCATTTCGGAGAATATGAGGACGACTCTGTGTTTGTTCGAAATGACCGGTTAAAGTGCGATTATGAAATCCTGCTTGACCAGAGAAACTATTCTGATGTTGTAAAAACGATGCCACATCGAATGGAGGAGCAATGACAAAGAACGAGCTTAATGATGCATATTTTAACTGGATGTATCAGCTTGTATTTGATGGAAGATATTCAAAGAGATTATCGTATCGAAAGCTTTTAAGAGAGCTGCATCGAATCGAATTTACTTACAGTATTCCGATGGATGGAAATCGAGCGGAAGATGGAGTGGATTTAAGGTATCGGTTTGGTTATGAAAACGGATACAGCAGCTCTATGATTTCCGTATATTTGGACAATCGGATGTGCAGCGTGCTGGAAATGATGATTGCACTAGCAATTCGGTGTGAAGAACATATTATGGATGATCCAGACATTGGAAACCGAACTGGACAGTGGTTTTGGAATATGATTGTCAATCTAGGATTGGGTTCTATGAACGATTCCAAGTTCGACAGGGATTATGTTGAGGATATTGTCCAGAGGTTTCTGGATCGGAAGTATAGCCGAAATGGCGATGGAGGACTGTTTACTGTAAATCACAGCCGATACGATTTGAGATCCGTTGAAATCTGGTATCAGATGTGCTGGTACTTGGACGAAAATACTTAGAAGAAGGAGAGATTACCATGAGCCACAGCGAAGTAATGAAGTGGTTTGAAAGTTATTTTCCCGATTATTCTGGAGATCGGATTGATATGTGGTTTCCAAATGGAAGAAACAGCATCCGTATCCGCCAGAAAAATGGTCAGGAATTTATATTCACTTATCATAATCAGAAAGATTGGAAATTTGAGACGATTACCAGTTTTCTGAATGGAATGAAGGGAGGAAAAAAGTAAGATGTGTGAGGTTATGAATTATATTTTCGGAAGTCTCAGCAATTCGGAGGCGGCAATCCGGTCCATTCGGAAATCTCTGAATAAACAGGCCCATTATAACCGGAAATTAAGCACGATTGCTCTTATCATAACGGTTAATCTGGTTCTTCTGGAGCTGGATCGTGTGGAGCAGAAAAAGAGGATTGAGAAACTGGAATCGACAATAGAGGAAATGAAGCGCGATAAAGGAGAGTAAAAAATGAGATGATCGAACAAGATGCTTTGCAACTCATTGACCGTGAACTGGATAGATACGCAGAAGAAAGCCGCCAGCGCTTTGACTCTGAAATTAAAGTTCTTCACATGTGGGATGCGGAATCCGGGATGATTGATTCCTGGCATAAATATTGTCAGAAGCAAATGCGGGATTCTTTCCACATGTTGGATGACAAATTGATATTCTCCAATACAAAAACCGATAAAAAAGATTACGCCAGTAAAAAGCTGAAATATCCGCTTGAAGCTGGCGATTTGTCTGCTTATAACAAATTGATGTCTACTCTGTACTCTGAGACTGAGCGACGGAAAATTGAATGGGCTATTGGTTCTGTGGTATGTGGAGAATCGAAAAAACTGCAAAAATTTATGGTTCTGTATGGAGCTGCCGGAACAGGTAAATCCACAGTTCTCAATATTATTCAGCAGCTCTTTGAGGGGTATT